CCAGCGGGAGGCGCTGCAGCAGCGGCAGCACCCAATCCAACGGCGGCACCCGTGCCTAATACAGCAGGGTTTGCGTGAGGACCCATGCCAGATGTGAGGTACGCCCTATTGCTGTCGCCGGCTCTGCTTTTATCGACTATCTTTTGTGCTATATTTGCGATGTACTTCTCAAAGTTGTGAGGATTCAGACTCTGAGTAAATACTGTACACGTAATCGGTCCGGGTCTTTTCGGTGGCATAGAATCCTGAATTTTCATGACCCAGCCCAGCTGCGTGAACATCGCTGAAAAGAGTCCGTTCGCAGTGCCAACGGATACATAATCATTCCAGAAGTTGACAGAACCATTGTTATCAAGCATACCCAAGAAGCAACCATTATTGATAAACAGCGGAACATTGGATCCAGTCCCCATCACAATATCGTGCTTCTCAATAGCACCAAACGAGCTAACCCATACAGTTCCAGCCGACCCCTGGGATGAAACAGTCGTGTAGGTCAGATTTTCGCCAACGAACATCATGCGGAAGTTGCTGAAGATGTTTATGTTACCGCTTACATTCAGGTTCGGTGTACAGGCGAGGAAGCTCTTATCAGCAAAGCGCCAGGTCTCACCAGGTTTAATATCAATTTGAAGAATTGACCCCTGTAAGAGCGGTGACAACACCATTTTTAGCGTATTCTGTGTAGGGTTTGTCACTGCGTTCTGTATCACGCTGGCTCCAGCGATTCCACGTAAAATCGCACCGAAAAAGCCGGAAGACCCCACAGTCGCATTTGTGCTTAGACCTCCGTCCATATACGACATCGTCTCTTGATTTGTTATAACAGAGGCACTGGGACTCATATTAAATTTCAAAATATCGTACCCGTTGATGTTTTCGATTTTCGCACCGAGGTTCGAAAATGGTCCTGCGACACCCGCCGTCTTCTCACCGGTTGAGCTGACAGCGACATTTGCCTTAAGTTCCGTGGTGTTTGTCTGCGGCTTGCCTGTGCCCGCCGTAGCAGGAATCGGAACCTTAGCCGCAGCAGCCGCGTTTGCACCACCTTTGTATTTACGTGTCATGGTGCTATCTACTATAGCTTTTAATATTTGCGTACTTGGATAATAGGTCCAGAGGCGCGTTTACCCGTTTTGCTCGGGTCAAAGTCTTCAGAGTTGTCACCTTCAGCAGGTCTCTGCGCCCAGAATTCAGGCGCACCAATTTTGAAATTGGGGTGCGGTGCAGCCTTGTACCAAAAGACCTGGTCCTCGATTTTGTTCGACTTTGCGTTGTTGTCAATGACGAGGCACTCGTAGTTCTCCGTACACTGGTCCATGATTTGGCAGAACGACTCAAAATCTGGAAACATACCGGCAAACTGCTCATAGAGACGCTTGCGGTTCGCCACGATGTTCTCACGCAAAATGAAAACATAGTCAATGTTTGTACGCAAAACAGGCGGAATACCCATACAGTACTGAAGAGCAACGATATAGAGAATTTTCCAGTGACGTCCGTTCATGAAGAGTGAGCGAATATACTTGTCGCGTGTCCATCCACTATCGTACAGGCAGTCGTCCATAATCATAAAGGTGCGCGGGTCAACTGAAGTCGTTCCACGGGTCTCAATGTCTTTGTTAATCTTCATTGCGAGTGTCTTCTGGCGTTTTAGAACGTTTGCGATAATCATCGGATTGAACTCCTCGTGGATAAAGAGAGGCGGAATGATAGTGCCGTAGAAGGAATTTGCTGACTCTGTACCGCTAATAACAGTACCGATGGGAATACCACGGTGGTGAAACAGCAAGTCCTTAATCAAGAATGACTTGCCAGTATCACGCTTACCGATAAAGACAACCACTTTATCATCCTTGATTTTCGTCATGTCAAATTTGCGAAGCGCTAATTTGAAGACCTTGCGACCGCCTGCAGGGACTGGGTCAATAGGGACAATTTGGTTCGACATCCAACTTAATTCTACGATAGAGACGGAAATTGGAAAAGAAACGAGTCGGCGCGTATAAGAATGATACGACAAATCCCGTGATTTTACAAGCAAATGCCTCCGAAGCCCCGAAAGCAGGTCAAGAAGGTCAAGCCACTTAAGACACCCGTTCCTCAGAGTCTTCCACGACTAAAGATTTTACCCCGGGAACTAATGCCGATTATAGGCACACGCACATTAAAGGCATCATTTGAATCAGAATTAACTGATTTTCAGAAAATTCAAGAGGTGTTGCCGAGCCTAACACTCTTAGGCAGTGGTGAAAATCATCATTTACAATCACCGCTCGAATCCTTTACAATTAATGGTAATCCAAACGGTTATTTTATTGATATCTCAGGCAAATTCCATGACATCTCAGGGTTCGCCGAAATTCACGTATTCTCGAAGCGGGTTCATTTGGTTGAGCCAATTTCATATATGGAGGGCGAGTATCTGCTACCGTGCGATGGTGCTCTCCCACAACCAGAGAGTGGATGGCAAAACACCCTTGCTAAGATACATGACCCGTACAACGAAGCCTATATCGATGCCTTGTGTTCTGCAACGATGTCGCGACTAGTTGAGACAAACAAGTCGCCACACTGGTGCCAGTTTTACGGTACGTTTAATGGAAGAGCCGATAACTATATGTATAACATCACAAGCGACATCTCCAGTATCAAGCACGAACGCTGGTTCAAGCGCAATAAGAACGCGGGTCTTTTCACAGTGCGCGTCGTTGGCGAGGACCCTGACCAGAAGCCGCTTGTTGAAGTTGTTGCGGAAGGCGGTGCCATCGAATGCGATGATTTGGAATCGATAGCCAGTGGGAACCATTCTGACGTTTCCGAATGTGTATCAGAGACGCCGTCAACAGATGACGAAGATGAGATTACACCGTTAGCCGAGCCGCCTGTACGCATTTCAAAACTGGAATCGGACGACGACGATGAACAAGACGACGACGACGATAATGACTCACTTGCCTCGAACGAAGCCGAATACTTTGCCGAGTTCAAGAACTTTCCAGTTCAGGTCACTCTCCATGAGCGTTGTGACGGAACAATGGATGCGCTCCTTGATATAGAAGAAAATACAAAGGACGCGCTCCTAATCGAGACAAAAGATGCGCGCTGGTCTGCCTGGATTTATCAGGTGATCGCCGCGCTCTCTGTAGCGCAGTACTACTATGGATTCGTTCACAACGATTTACATACAAATAACATTATGTGGTGTGGAACCGGTGAGACGCATCTGTATTATAAGTTGGACGGCGCCCGCGGCGGCACGAAGTACTACAAGGTACCGACCTATGGGCGCATCATGAAAATAATTGACTTTGGACGTGCCTCCTTCTGGCTCAAAGATCGTGAGAAGCTTCTAATCACAGATTCCTACGCCGAGGGTAACGACGCATCTGGTCAATACAACTGCGAGCCGTATTTTGATAAAGACGAAGAGGTGGTGAACCCGAATCCATCCTTTGATTTGTGCCGTCTGGCTATTTCTATGTTTGACGCACTCTACGAGGATGCCCCGTCGCCAAAGCAGCCACTGAATAAATTAACATCTGAGGACAAACGTGTAACCTATGAGACAACATCAGAGCTCTATAATATTTTATGGATGTGGCTGACAGACGATGAGGGCAAAAATATACTCAGGAATCCCGATGATTCGGAACGTTTTCCCGACTTTGACTTATACAAGTACATTGCGCGCCACGCTAAGAATTGTGTTCCGCGCGAGCAGGCGCAGATACCATTTTTTGATAAGCAGTTCCGCGTCGAGAAGCATCACATACCCAAAGACGCCGAGGTCTGGGAATTACCTCTACATTAAGTAGGATGGGGCAAACAAAAAATTATATTAAGAAAAAGCTCTACGGACTTGCCATCCTAGTCCTAGTTCTGGCGGGTGTGAACTGGGGCTTTGTAGCAATTTTTAAGGGTGATGCGATTTCATCATTATTTGGTAAGGATTCTTTGTTTTCTAGATTATTTTTTATATTTGTAGCATTTTGTGCAATCTACGTTGGAATTTCCCGCGATTCTTATTTACCCTTTTTGGGTGAAACTGTACTACCCTGTTCAGCTCTTCAGGAAAAAGTCCCGGACAGAGCCGAACTCAAAGTACGAATTATAGCACCCGCAGGACAAAAAGTCATCTATTGGGCTGCCGAATCAAATGCACCGACAGACGGTTCATTAAAGAATTGGCAGGAGGCATATGGTGAATTTGACAATGTGGGTGTTGCTATCGCCGAAAGCGATGGCTCGGCACTACTACAAGTCCGCCGTCCTCAAGCGTACTTAGTACCAATTGGGCACCGTCTCGAACCGCACGTCCACTATAGAATCTGTGGTAAGAATGGTATGTTAGGACCCGTTCGCTCCCTCTTTATCGAAGAGCGAGTCGAAGGCTTCGGTACAGCCGTTCATATCGATAGTATTTAAAGTGTAAGTTAAATGAATTTACTTGGGAGTTAAATAAAAACGACCGCTAATTTTTTTTGTATATTAGTTGGATAACTAATATACTATTCACAATTGGACATATATACACCTGGTACTACGCGCAAATAGCGTAGTGCGTCTGCGTATATGTCCAACACTAAACTCGCGAAGCCACATTTTTTGTGAATGTTTCCTAAATTCCGTTATCTCTGATTTTTATAAAAGCAGAGATATACATACAGTATACAATTAAGTCCAGTTCGTCGTGTCCAGTGTGGGTGCGAACATACGCTCCAGACCTGGCGTCCACTTTTTGAAATCCTTATACTCCCAGAAGCGGTCATTGCTGTAGTCCAACACGCCC